AGCACGCTGTAAAATACTATTTTGTTTACCAAAAATATTATTAATAAGTTCTTGATTATTTTTCATTATTGACATTCTTTGATTAAATATTTCTGAATTTTGTTGAGCTTGTTGTTTATACATAGCATCACTTCTATTTGCTGCAGATTGTAAAATATGTACTGTATCTCTACTAATATTATCTTGCATTCGTCCTTGATCTGCTAAAGCTCTATCAATAGATTGTGATCCTTGTCTTAATACATTTAATAATGTATTTGTAGCTGATTGTTGTTCATTTGCAATTTGTGCTATACCTTGAATTGCTGGAGCAAAATTCACAGCTATTCTATTATTAGGTACTTGATTAGGTCCTATAATTCTTTGTGCTGTTACCATTTTTTATCCTTTATGCATATATGAAGATGTTAATCTACTTCTTAAATTAGACATTCTATTATACTCATTTTTTCTTACTTGAAATGCCCATTGATTTGCTTCTAATTGTTGTTTTAAAGCACTTACTTGTTGTTCTATTAAAGACATTTGTTTATCTGTCAATGCGTTTAATTTATCATTTCTTGACTTAGCAATACCATACATTCTATCATTTTGTTGTTGTAATAGATCTAACCTTCTATTCCCTAATGCCATAGCATTTTCTTCTCTTTGTTTTTGTAGATCTAACATTTGGTTATTATAGTTATTTTGTGCCTCAAGTTGTTGTCTATTTAGAGCCAATTGAGATTGTCTAAAATTATTTAATGATGCTAATTGTTGTTGTGTTGCTTGTTGATTAAAAGCAAATTGTTGTTTACTTAACTCAAATCTTCTATTTTCTATATCTCTCACAAAATCAAATTGTTTTTGATTAAATGCATTATTTTGGTTATACTGTCCTTTTAATACATTTAATAAATTTGATAAGTTTTGGTTATCACTTACAGATTGTTCTCCAAAACTTTTGATTGTATCACTATTATCATTTATAGTGTAGTAATCATTATATTTCGGATTATTATATAAACCATCATATGTACTATCTGATGGATTATCTGAAAATGATGATTGAGAGTTAAATACATCATTAAATGTAAATGTAACATCCATAGGTGATTTAGAACCTGTTGATTCATTACCTACAAAATTACCATTACCATCATACATATCTCCATTTTTATATTCAATACCTATACTATTATCAAAGGTACCACTATCATTGCTTTGGTTAGTTGAAGATCCTGAATTACTTGGAAACGCCTCATTAAACATACTTTCAATATAGTTTAAATTTATATCATTTTTATCTGACATTTTACTTCCTTTATAAATATTATAGTTTGTAATAGTATTATATAATATTTAGAAAGAATTTATAATAAATAAGGAAGAAAAGAAGAAAGAAAAGAGGTTATTTAGATCTTTTTTTCATAAACTCTTCATAAGTAATATCTTTACCCTCAGGAAAAGATACATTATATCTACTAACTAATTTAACTCTTTTATTTCCTGTTGGTCTACCATTTTTATCTAATTCTTGTATATGTTGAGGAATTCTTGTAGCTAAAGCTAAATCAACTAAACCTCTCTCTAACCAAATAGGTTGACCAAAAGGAACCAATCTTGCTAATTCAAAGTATTTATTACCAAATCCTAAGAAACATACTTCATCTTCTTTATCTCTTTCATCATTTGGAGTAATAACTACATATTGTAGTTTTTCTGCTTCCATTCTTTTTTGCATTGCTTTTTGTAATGGTGTTAATTCTTTCTTTGGTTCTTCTATATTTTTAGTTTCAACTTTAGTTTCTTCTGCTAATTTATTATCTTCTTGGTTCTCAAACTCAATAATTTTTTGCTCTAATTTTTCTGCTGTAATATTTTTAGGATACTCAATACCTAATTCATCTGCTCTTTTTTTAAGTTCTTTTAACATTTATGATCCTTTATTTATATTTATCTTTTGGTTCCCTAAAAAGGGAAGGGATTAGTTATTAAACTAATTTACAAGTTACTTCTAATTTAAGAAGTTTTTCTGCTTCTAAAATAATTCCTGCATACCAGAAATTATAACTGAATAAACCTTTAGTTCCATAAGGGTTACCTAATTCTTTATTGTTAGGTGGAATTACATTAAATTTAACTTTGCTATGACCTTTAAGTCCTACAGTTGCAAATGATCCTTCAGTAACTACAAGTACTGGGAATACATCATAATGATATTTATCACTATCTTCACCTTTACAGTCAGCACCTTTACTTGAATAACATACTGCACTTGGAGCTGAACCATCACCTACCATAGCACCTTGATGTCTATAAACCATTGCACTTTCAGATTCAATGAATCTCATATCATATAATAGACCAAATTCACCCTCAGCAATGTTAGTTGCACTTGCATATTTATAAACTGGGATAAATTTATCAAGGCTTTCTAAGTCATATTTAACTTCTGGACCAACAATTGCATAGTAAGCACTATTAACAGTTCTTGTATCAATTTTAGTTGAACCAGTAACCATTTTAGTATGTTTTTTAGCTCTATATTTAACTAAATCTTTGATAGATTTTCTTACTAAAGTTTCATCAATAGTATATCTATCTGAAGTAGCATCATCATCACCACCAAGTTCACATCTTGTAGTAGCATCCCCACCATATTTAACGAATGTTGTTGCTAACATATCTAATTGAACCAAGTCTTCATATCTTCTTCTTGCTCTATCACCCAATTCTTCTCTATATCTAATTTGTACTGCATCTTCTGAGAACATTTCAACTTCATCAGTGAATTCAATCATTTCACCATATCTTTGAAGTTTAGTTTCCATTGTAACTTTTTTAATTGTAAAGCTATTAGCTGGTCCTGAACCTTCTTCTAAAGTAGGCAATCCATTAGTTACATCAGTAACATCTCTTCCTGAATAAAGACCATTTGGATCCCCTACAAATTTACCATTTTCATCTACAACTTGTCTATCAAGTCCCCATAACCATTTACTAATTTTATATGTTTTACCATATTTAGTTGGCATATGTTTTCTATCTGCTAACATTTGATAAACATTTTTAGTTGTTGCTGCTCTAATACCTGCTCTATCATAAAAATGAGTTATAGTATTAGCACCATGAGAACTGTTAGTTCCTTGATTATATTGATTAACTATTACTGACATTTTACCTTCCTTTTAATTCTAAATTCTATTCATAATTGAATTATACAGTCTGTCAAATTCTTCATCACTCATATCTGCATAATTAATTTGGTATGCATCTAAACTTTGTTTTGGTGTTTGTTTTTTAGTAACACCTACACTTGCTTTTTTTCTATTGACAGATGTATTTTTTTGTTGTTGTATTTTATTTTCTGTCTGTTGAATTGTTTGTTGTTTTAATCTATTTGCTACTTTATCAGCTGCTTGTGCATATAGCTGTAAAAATGGTACATTATCTGAACCAAGTAATCTCATTTTAGTTACTTCTGGTTCAATTTCATAAAATATACCAGATTTAATATCTTGATGTAAAGCTGTAATTAATCTTGGATTTTTTACTAACTCTTGTTTAGAGTAGTCATCCATCATAGTATTAATTACTCTTTCAGTAACTGTAAATTCTTTGTCTTGTGAAATTTCATTAATAACTTCATTAAGCTCAATAGTTTGTGGATCTGGTGCATAATTATTTGGACTATAATTAATTTCTTCATCGGGGTCAAATTCCTCATATACATCCAGATTCACATCTTTAATAAGTTTTTTAACTGCATCCTTATTTCCTTGCTTGATATCAGCAAGTAAATTTAAATCGTCTAATGTTAATTGTTGTTGTTGCATTAACTCAATAGCTGCCCTAAAAGGCTTAATATTTTGCATTTTTTGAGTATAGTTTACACCTTTTGATGCTAAAGCGTATAGTTCCTCTATATCTTCTATTGGTATCTCTATTCCGTTAGCCTTTAAAGGTTTTAACTTTAGAGGTGTACCTTTAGAAGATCCTTCCTCACTATCATCTTTAGAATCCTGATCATTTTCAGGGTGTTCTAAAGTTTCTTCTTCAGTATCCTTAGGTGTTTCTTCTTGACCTTCTTCAACACTCTCTTCTTGTTCTTTTGGTTCTTCTTCAGGATTAATTTCATTATCTATAGTAGCTAAATCTTCTTCATCAACTTCATCAACTACAGAGTCTTCTTTAGACTCTTGTTGTTTAATTTTTTTATATTCAGCTTCTAACTCTTCATCTGATTTATCCCAAAGATCTTCTTCTCTTACTTCTTCAACTTCT